GTCATAGAACCGCGTCGCGCCGTTGCTGCGCTCCAAATCTTCCCCGATGATGCGAAACAGGTCAATTCTTTCGTCGCCGTCAAAGATTTCAACGAAATTCAACGGCTGGCAATAACTGCCATGTTCAGCCCTCCGCGTTACGCCGTTGCTTTTGTGAGATGCACGAATGCACCGAGTCCGGCAACCGGCTTGCAGTCAAAGACACACGCGCCGAGGTAATCAATGCTGTTGGTTGCAAGCCCGGAATGCTCAGAGCGGACAACCGTAATGTCCTGCGAATAGTTGCCGATGATATAGGAGAAGTCGCCGAGATACGCCTCATGTGCGGCGAGAGAGCCGGTAAAGTAGACCTCCGCGCCCATGATGTAATACTTGCCGTTTGCGAACTCGATAACGTTGTTCTTGCTCTTGTTCATCAGCGGGAAGAAGTCAGAGAAGAATGTCGCCTTGTTCATGCACCAAACGGCGTTACGCTCGTAACCGTCGCCGAGCAAGCCGTACAGCGCGATAACGTTCTCCTCGGTGAGAGAGGCCTCCTTACCTACGGTAATCTGGTCGGTGCCGTCGGTGTACGCGCCGCTCGCGGCCTTACCGGCAGTCTTAACGCCGCCGGGCTGATTTGTACCCGTGCCGGTGAAAAGGTACTTTTCAATGCGGCGGGCGACGGCCTCGGCGATAACCTCGACGATATAGCTCTCGAACGCGGAAAGCGCCATCTCGGAGCAAGCGCGGGAGGCTTTGACGAGCTTCACGATTTCGTATCCGGTCAGAGAGACGGAGCCGAGGGAGTCGCTCGCGGCGGTAATGGCGGTGTTTTCGTCGTGGAGCGCGGCCTCGTCGTTCGTACCCTCGATAGCGAACTTGAAATTGCCTGGGACGTGGAAAATCTTGCATCTCTGCAAAATCGGCGCGACCTCGTACATTTTCTTGATGATCTGATTTGCGGTCGTCTCCGGGATAATGGGGAGGCCGGAGTTTGCCGCCGTGGAGTATGCGCGCTTTTCGTCGTCGGTCAGCGGCTTACCCTGCAAGGTCTTGAGCCATGCGGAGCGATAGAGCTTTTCGGTGCTCTCCGGCGCGGGCTGATTTGCGGAGCGAGCGACGGGATTAGAGAGGCCAGCGGGAGAGGCCGGAGCCGCGCCGCCGTTGAGCATACGCTCGATAGCCTGTCTCTTTTCGAGCTTCTCGTCCTCCTCGTTGAGCTCGCGGAGCTCTTTCTCGATGTCGTCCATGTTGAGCTTGTTCTCGCTGTCGCCCTCAATGAGCTTACGGATTTCAGCTTTGCGGGCGGCGATTTCTGCGCGTCTCTTTTCGATGTTCATAATTTACCTCCAAAAAATGATAGTTGTTGTGTGGTCGGTTAGTATGTCAAAGCTACGAGTTTCTTCCGCCTCCGGGCTTGCTCCAAAGCCGCAAGCTCCCTCGAGTGCTCCTCCTCGAAAAAGCTCCGAGCCGAAATAGACGTGTCATTATAGGCGGGAATATCCACCGCCGACACGTCGTATAGCTTTTTGACCTTTGTGATAGTGCGGGTATGGGTAACGGAGTCATAGGATGCCTCGCGCACCGTGAAAGAAAAGGACATTTTATCGACGTACCCGCCGTCGATTTCCTCGTAAAGCTCGCGCCCGGCGGTCGTGCCGCCGAGGTCTGCCTCGATGTTTACGCCGCGCTCGTCGATATTGAGGGCGAGCGTTTTGTTACGGAGACGGGCGACGACCTTTCCTCCGTGGTTGTAGTTGAAAATCACGTCGGACATATCGCACTCGTCGAAAGCGTGACGGTCGATAATTTCCTTGTACTCCACGCCGTCGCACTCCCATAGCACCGTGGGCGTATTGAATACGATAGCCGTACCGCGTACCCTGTACTCCGGCGAGTTCTCCTCCCGGGGGACGAGGCTAAAGTCCTGCAAAGCGCGATATTCGCGCCCCTGTTTGATAGCCATAGCGTTAAACCTCCTCTTTGCCCGTCGGCTCCCCGGGCGGCGTAGTGTCGTCCGGCGGGGTATTGCCTCCGCCGCCGTCCGTGCCGGTTTGATATTTGTCCGCGAGTTTCGCATTTACCATGTTGAGGGTCTGCACCCGGCGCGCGCCCTCCTCGCCGCCGATAGTCGGCATATCGAACATAGTCAAGATTTGGTCGAGCGTCGCCGCGCCGATTTCCGTCAAGAACTTTGCCGCCGTGACCTTTTCCGGGAGCGTCGCAAACTGGACGGAGTTCGCGGAAAAGACGATACGGTTTCCGTACCCGAACTCTCGCTCGGTAAAGAGCACGTTCGAGAACGCTTGCGAGAGGCGGCGAAAAAACGGGGCGATTTCGCCGCTATAAAAAGCCTGTTCCTGTTGCGGAGTCGCGGTATTCTCGACGATTTCTTTCGACACGCCGAGATAGTCGTAAATCTCCTCTTTGACGTATGCGAGTTGTGTCGCCGGGATAGGAGTCGTCTTGTCCGTGATAGGCGTATAGTCGTATTTCGCGTCCGTGACGATAACGCCCGCTCCGTTGTTCTCCATGCGGAGATTGTCCCGGATAAAGTCGTCGCGGCGGCGGTTTAAGTCCTCCGTCTTGACGGCGTTCGAGACTTTCAGAATACCCCGGATAACCGCGACGAGCTCGGCGAACTTGCTCATGCTCTGATTGAGCGTGTTCGCAGTCTTGAGCGCGGTATCGAGAGGCTTGTTGCCGTCGCCGAAAATATCGTGCTCGAGGAAATGCCGCCGGACGTGGATAACTCGGGAATATTCGCAAATGTACGTTGCGCCGGTCGCAAAGGTGAAGCGGCAATAGAGCGTACCCATGTACTCGAGGAGCTCGAAATACTGCGCGTTGATAGGATAGATAGCCGTCAAACGGCCTGTTTCATCAAAAACCGGGTACGCAATCGCGTTGTTGTAAACCTTGTATTGCGCGGCGAGCTTGTAATAAAAGTCCGCCGCCGTCATGTACGGATTAGGCCGGAACTGCAAAATGCGGTCGATATAGTCGTTTACCGCGACCGTCGTCTCCGCCGACTGCCGGACGTGGCGCGGCTGTGCGGTCGAAGCTCGGCGGGCGAAAGCGTCCACGGCGGAACGTACCGTGTTTATATCCCACATATTGCCGGAATACGGTACGAAAGTAGACTCCCACGAGCTCAAGAGCTTGTATGCGTGGAAATCCTTGTTTTTCTCGCTCTTGCCCCCGAAAATAGACTGAAAGAGCCCTCTCTTTGCCATTTTTTCACCCCACTAAATACATATAGTCCTCATAATCCCGCACATAGATAACCCACGCATTGAGGAGAGATACCATGCCGTCGATACGGCGCTTTTCGGAAATCTTGACGGGCTGAATGTTGTTGACTCCGCTTTTCTTAACGCCTGTATTCGTGAGGCACCAAAGCAAAACGGGATTTTTGTTGTAATTGACTTTCTTATCTGCGAGAGCCGCTCCGAGCTCCCTCATAGGTTGCGACCATGTAAAAGGTCCCTGTGCGACGGCGCACATATCGAAGCCGTTCGCTTTCATTTCGTCTACCCAATAACCGGCGAGAGCACGGTCGTACCCGATTTTGAAAGCGTCTATCTTGAGCTCGTCCCGCATTTGGCAGTACCACGCCGTCACCGCCGAATAATCGACGCGAGTACCCTCGCATATCGTGACGAGCCCCCGCTCCGCCCAAATCTTATAGGGCGCTTCTTGCGTGTTGTGCTCGTCGAGCTGGTCGATTTTCTTTTGAGGGAGGAAATAGTGCTGAAAAACGTACACGATTTCATCGTCGGACGAGCGCCGGATAATCAGCGTCGCGCACGTTAGGTCGGTCGTCGCGGAGAGGTCGCACCCGCCGATAGCGTAGGTGTTATAGACCTCCTCGGGCTTGAATGTGGCCTCGTTTACTGCGTCCTCGTAGGAGAGCCACGAGGCCGCGCCGGTCGCCTTGACGTTGAAATCCTTGCAGAGAACACCGGGCAAGTCCTCGGGATTTTTCTTTGCTCGCTCCACGAAGTCGGCAAGCGTGGTATATTGCTTTATCGTCCCGAGGCCAGGATTTGCCTTTATCCATGCCGTCGGGTCTGTCCACTCCTCGCGCTTGTCGAGCTCATAGAGCACGGGGAGGAAACGCTCGTCGGGAGTCTGCCCGTCGGCGACCTCGCAAGCGTAGCCGTAAAGGTTATCGAAAACGGACTCGCGCACCGTGCCGGACGTGGTAATCATAATCACGAGCGGCTGTCGGCGGCTCGAGGTCGATTGCTTCATAACCTCGTAGAGATTGCGGTCGCGTATCGCGTGGAGCTCGTCGATAATGACGGCGTGAGAATTGAGGCCGTCGAGGGTGTTCGAGTCCGAAGCCAGCGCCTCAAACTTGGAGGCCGTCGCCGGAAAGTAAATGTCGTTGCGCCGTTTCTTGAGAATGGCGGAGAGCTCGGGGCTCTGCTTCACCATGTTCACGGCCTCGGTGAGCGTCTTTTTCGCTTGGTCTTTCTTGGTTGCTACGGAGTATATCTCCGCCGCGCCCTCGTAGTCGGCGACGAGCATATAGAGCGCGAGCGCCGCGAGGAGCGTACTCTTGCCGTTCTTTCGGCCAACAAGAAAGAGTGTCTCTCGAAAGCGCCGGTATCCCGTCGCCCTCTCGAGCCACCCGAAAAGGAGTTGTATATATGCTTTTTGGAAAAGCTCGAGCGTCAGAGACTCGCCGAGCGTTCCTTGAGACTGCTTGCAAAACCTCTCGACGAAGATAATCGGCCTTTCGCCTACGGCCTCGTCGAAGTAATACGGCGAGCTCTCGTCCGCCGCGTCCATTTCTGCCACGAGGCGACCGTAAACGGCCTTTACCCGTCGGCTCGTGACGATTTCGCCGGAGGAAATCCGCTCCCAATATTCCCGGACGTAGTTCACTACTTGCCCGACCGGGCGGCGGGCTTTGTGATAAAGCTCATAAGCTCGTCACCCGCCGATTTCTTTTCTTTCTCCGGGAGCAACGCGACGAGCTGATTTGTGAGAGCGGAAAAGGATTTTATCGTCGTGTTGTAGGCACGGAGAGCCGGGGACTCCCGGCGGAGCTTTTGCGCCCCCTGTACGAAATCCTCTATCAAGTCGCCGTTGTTGATTTCGTCGGCGAGGCGTTCCAGCGTGACGGAGGTCACGGCAAATTGATTGATAAGCCCCTCGGCAAACTGCCGCTTTTCGGGGGGCACTTCTCGGAAAAGCCGTTTAATTTTCTTCTTTTTCGCCTCGATTTTTTCAGAAACCGAGAGCTCGTCGTAGCTTTTTTTATTTGCCGCCATATAATGAGTAAACCTCCCTCCGCCCCGGTTTTACCCCCCCCTCATGTGCGCGCCCGGGTCGGTTCTTCCGAGGATTGAGGCGCGGTTACTTACCGGGTATCTATTTCGGCGCACCCCGGGGGTATGTGGCGCTGTGATAATATTTCCGTCTGCATCGAAAGCGAGGCCGTCGGCAAGCGGCGGCGTTCCCTCGTGTATCAATGCGTGACACGTCCGGCAAACTGTCTCGAGGTTATCCTCGCCGAGCGCGATTGCCGGGTCGTCGATGTTCCTCGGCGTGAGCTCTATCTTGTGATGCACGATAACGCCGGGCTCGCCACAATGGACGCATAGCCCCGCGTCGCGCTTGAGAATATACGCTCGCGTCCGCCTCCATGCCGGAGACTCGTAAAATGTTTTTGCAAACTCTCTCATGCTCTCCGCCTCCGAATGGGTAAAGAGAACGCCCCGCACGGCCTCAAGCGTCCTCACGCATAAGCGCAAGGGCTCGACCATGTAGGGCGCACGGCGGCGAGGTTTTCCCTCGACCTCTCTTTACGCCTCAATGATAGCACGGGGAAAATGCAAGTTTCCATACGGATTTTTTTCGATACATGAGAATAAGTTAGAAAACTCCTCACATAGACGGCATAGCTCCCGCGCCGAAGTAGAGGAGAGCGAAGCGCACGAGCGCCTTGTTACGGAGGTCGTAGAGGCTCGACGTGGACGAATAGCATACGGCCTCCGTGATTTCGTCCTTGCTCTTGCGCTCGATGTACCAAAGCCGGAGGATACGCGCGTCGTCCTCGTCCATCTGCGCGAGCACGTCGTCGATTTCCTCGACCTTATCCCGGGTAACTTGGATTTCCCGCATAACCTCGGCGAGCTCGAGGCAGTCCGCGAGCGCGTCGTTTACAGATTTCGCACCCGTGTACGGTTTAGACATATCCGCCGACGGATACTCCGACGGCGCACCGTATCGTAAAATGCGCTCCTTTTTCCGCTCGAGATTGCCTAAAGCCGTCTCGAGCAAGCCGCGAGCGCGGAGAGTTTTCTCCGCCGCCTCGAAATAGTTAATCATTAGCTCGCCCTCCTCGTGCGTTATCGTGGTTTAGGCGCGTTTCCCTCCGTGGCGGTATTCGCGTCCCTTGTTGTACTCATGTTTTGCCATGAGCACGGCCTCAACGTCCACGCCCATATAGGCGAGGTAATCGAGGATGCGGATAATCGCGTCGCAAAGCTCGACGGCGACTCCCTCCGGCTTGCAAGTGCCGGTTTTCTCGTCCTTGTCGCAAGCGCCCTCGAACTCGCACACCGCGCCCGGGATACCACAGCACCCGTAAATAGCCGGATTGCCGTCGCGCCACTCCTCGAGCGCCTCCTACACTTCCGAATGAATGAGCGCGGCGACCTCGGGAAAGCTCCGAGCCGTCTCCCACCATCCATGCGCGACCGCGTTTTCGTGGACTTCTTTCGCAAATTCGTTTACTGTCATTTTCGTTTCCTCCGTTTCGGTTTTATAAATACACCGTCCCGCCGATAAAAGCGGGCGACGATATACTTTCCTCCGTTTACGTCGTTGTGCCATGCGCCAGCATCCGCGAGGAAATAGCCCGGATAGAGCCTTTCATACTCGGCGTTGTTGGTCGTGTCGCGGGCGAGCTCCTCGGCGCGCTTGCCGGAGATACGCCCGTCCCGTGTTTTCGGCTCCGGGTCGATAAGGTTTTTCGAGGCGTTCCATGCTCGAGCATAGAGCGGGCTCTTGACGATGTAGTGACCGAGCCCGGCAAGGCCGCTCTCCGTGAACTGCAAACGGCGGGAGTTTGCGTACCCGAGCCCCCATAGCTTTTCGAGCTCGTCTCTATCCATTCCGCCGGATAGCGTGACGTGATGATGATAGCGCCCATTCTTGGAGCCCTTTTCCGTAACGGCTATGTACTTGAGCGGCGGGAGTCCTTGCTTTTTCCGTGCTCTCTGCACCCGGCGGATATAATTCCGTAAAAGGCGTTGCGCCTCCTCCGGGCTCTCCGGCTGTTGCTGATAGGTCAAATGGATTTCGAGGTCGTCCGGCGTAAAGTTCGCGTGGAGGAGACGGACGAGCTTTTCCTCTCTATGCCGCTGATTGAGTTTCGCTTGAGCGGCGGATGTCGGCTTGCTCCGCTTGCCTCTGCTCCGGCCTTGCCGATAGGTCGGGTAGATATATACGTCGAGATACTCACCGCAATAATAGCGTTTCTCTCTGTAAACCGTTTTCATGTGATACCCTCCGACGAGAGCTCGCCTATGGTCGGTTTGTTAATATTCCATACGAGCCCGTAAAAACGCGCTTTGCGCTCGATTTTTTGCCCTTGCATACCGTCCCGGAGAGTGCTATAATAATAAAGGTATGAGTAATCGCTCGTCTTTACCGGGACGAGTCCCCGCCGACGTTCTGCAAAGCGTCGGCGGTTTCTCTTTTTCTGTCCTGCATTGTCAATCCTCCGCGCGGGGGTAAAGTTCTACGAAGTCCGCCACGAAATCGAGGATAATCCGCTTTGCCTCATAATATATAATAGGTAGGAGCAAGAGCATGAACTCGCCGCCGACGGCCTTATAGCCTCGCCACGCGAGCGCCGCGCTCAAGCCCTTTGTGAAAACGACCGCCGTCACGATAAGCACGGCGAGGAACTCCGCCGCCGCGAGGCGGCTTTTCTTTTTGCGTCTCATTCTCTGCCTCCCGTAATTATGCGGAGCGGGCAATTATCGAGGCGCTCTTTCGACACTCTGATACCCCGCGTCGCGTAAAGCGTCCCGCGAGCCGTGCAAGCGCCGTCGCTACCGCGTCCTCTATTTCCGCCCATGTTTTCGTAATATTTGCAATACGCACACGCCGTCGGGATTTTTCTCATTTGCGTTATTACAACGACTTTTCCGAGGAGTTCACTCCCGGACGGCTCCCGGGCGAACTCTTTCCGCGTCGTGTGCTTGCACGGATTTCCGCAATTCCGCTTGTTGCACTCTGTATTTTTCTGTGGGTCGCACTCATATAATTTCGGAAATCTCATTTTTCGCCCTCCTCGTCCTCCGGGATAGGTGTAAAGCACTCGCAACGGAGGACTCGCTCTTTTTCGTCTGCGTGTATCGGGCTCGGACGGCGGCTATCCATGCGCTCTATACATGGGATGCAGTAATCGCCGTCTCTGCCCTTACGCGGGTCGTGTACCTCTCGAATGTTGTCGCATTTCCGGCAATCGAACTCGTACCGCCATTTCGGGAGCTTTTCTCGGCGACGCTTCATGTTCTGCGCCCCGTTTCGTCCATGATAAAAACGCGGCAATTATAGCCGTCTTTGTAGTCGCGTTTCCCTCTGCCTACGTCAATACCTGCCGTCTCGCACCGTTGTGCGGCTCTCGCGAGCTCCGAGATATAAAATCTATCCCGTCTCATTTGAGGCATTTTCCAATAATCGGGGTCTTTGCAAAATCGGCACTCCATAGGGCAACCGAGCAACGCCGGAGGGATGCGCTTATATACGAGCTCGTCTATAATGAGCGCCAACGTCTTACCGTTGCGACGACCGCCTCGAAAAATCGTCTCGTCGCGGTCGATAACGTATCGCACCATTTCCGGGTACGGCTCCACGCCGAGAGCTTTACAAATCCGATGGAGGCGGATTTTCGCCTTTGTTCTTTCAAACATTCTCATTCCTCCTCGTGATAGGCTCTATCCCCGGCGTAGACCGCCGGGGAATTATTGAGCCGTTAATTTTACAAATCAAAGCCGGGCGCGAAGCCGAGGGAATAGTACGCGTAGTAGTAGTTGACTGTCCCGCCGGTGTACACAAACACGAAATAGCGGGAGTTGCTCGCAAGCGGAGAACGGAGCCACCAATACCACGTCCCATCTCCGACGTGCTCTTTCACGCGGTCACGCTCCCGCTTGAAAATCTCAAGTTGAACGCTGTCCGACTCCTCGTTCCACCAATCGCCCGCGCCGAAAACGTCGGTCGCGGAGGGTATCCACAGAGTATCCGCGTACTCGTGACGTTCTCCGTCGATTTCCTCGGACATGAAACGAGGCTCGAACGCCTCCGCGAGCTCGTCCGGGAAAAGCGGGAGAATATCCTCGAGGACGTGTCGCCGCCCCTCGCTCTTGAGGTATCCGCCCTTGTTGGTCGGCGTGTCGTTCATGCGCCACTTTTCCGCGAGGGAGTCCTCGAGGACGAAGCGGGCGCGCTTCTCGTTGACATATCCGCCGCAAACGGCATTGACGAGCTCGCCGTTTTTGAGCTCGATAGCGAACTTGTCGCCCGGACGTATAAGCTCGAGGCCGTTCCCGCTCGAAATGGCCTTTTTGAGTTCCGCGAAAGAGATTTCCTTGTTCCTTGTGGTAATGAGTTGCATCGTCTTTTCCTCCGTTCAAAAGATTTTACAAAAATAGTGGTTTCCGATAACCATATCGAGGCTATCGTTATAGGGCGCGGTCGAGAAATAGACCGTATCCTCTGAAAGAATGTGCTCCCGCTCCTCTATGGCGGTATGCACCGCGAGATATTGCTCCTTTCCCGGCTCCGCCGAGTAGAGGTACTGAGCGGGGGAGAATTGCCATACGTCGCCGTATTTCTGAAATACGACCTCCTCGACCGTATCCGGGAAATAGTCGGAGAGCATACGGTTTAGAACGACCTCGACGACGGCGACTTGTCCCTCGAAGCTCTCGCCGCGCGCCTCGTGGTAGACGAGGCAAGCAAGGATATAAACGTCCTCGTCGCTGAAATGGAGCTCCGCGTATCTGTTCTCGGGCTCCGGCTCTACCGTCAGCTCCTCCGGCGTTTCCTCCGCCGCCTCCGGCCTTGCCGGTGCTATGTATGTCAGTGTTTGCCGTTCCGCCGCAAGTGCGCTTGTCCGCTCCGCGACCGGCTCCGGCGCTGTCTCGCGGATGCGTAGCGTCACTATGAGCACCAACGCAAAGAGGAGAGAGGCGAGGAGGGCGGCTTGCATCCGGCGGCGCTGTCTGCGGCGTTTCCGCCGCTCCTGCCTTGTCATGGCTTACCGGCCTCCGGCGTATCCTCGGCGAGCACGATATACTCGCACTCTCGGGCGATTGCCGTCCACCGAACGCCCCACGCACGGGCGGCGGCGTGTACTGCCTCGTATTTGTTCACGCCGTTTACGGTGAGCTCGCCGTATTCCTTGTGACGGACGAGGTATAATTTCGTCGTCCCGGCAAAGTGCGGGCGGTATCCCGCCGGTGCTGATTGCTCGCGTTTCATTCCGCTACCCTCCCGTCGATAAGCTGAAAGCTCTCTCGGATAGTCACGGGCGTCTGCCTACGTCAAACTCGAGGACGCAATATCGCCCGCCGGGATGAACGTAGACGACCGTCCCGGGGATTGCTTTCGGCTTGCCGTCTTTGCCCGGAACGTCGAACGTCGCGGGCTTTACCGTGATGCGGTCGCCGAGCTTAATCATCCGACCACCTCCAGCGCGTCTGCCGCCTCTGCGGGCTTGTCCGCCGCCGGAGCCGTCTTATTGTTCGCCGCACGGAGGAAAGCGTCTCGGAGCATATTCACGAGCGGAGAGGCCGTCGTCGGAGTCGCCGGAGCATCCGCTTTCGGATTGTCCATATCCGCCCGCTCGACGAAGCCGCATAAAATCGCCGCCGAGACTACCTCACCAACGAAGCCGCCGACCTCGCTCTCGGCGAGTGTCTGCGTCCTCGTGCGGACTTTGAAAGCGCCAGTCTTGAAATCAAAGACGACATACGCCCGCTTTCCCTCCGGCGGCTCGATTTTGACCGCCGCCGCGTCCGCGATAACCTCCTCGGGGCTCGGCACGGTATAACCGGCCTTTTTCAGAGTGTCCAGTTGTGCCGCGTCGAGGGCGAACGCCTCTCCGCCGAGTTTCTTTGAATAGAGCTTTTTCATTTGTGCGACCTCCTTAATCGTTCGACTCGCTAATAACGGCGATTTTTGCGCCGTATCGAGATGCTTTGTGTTCTTAATTTTCAACATGGTATGAGTAACCTCCGTTTCTTTATTGAGCCGCTTTCCGACGGCCTCTATTTCGGTACGACCGATTTACTCGAGCCTCCGCTACCGCCGCGCTATACCCTTGACGAAAGCGGGAGTCCGTTTCCCCGGTCTTGCCTCGCTCGAGCTCGCGGTATATGGTCGCTTGGCACTTGCCGACGCGCTCGGCAATCTCGCCCGGCTTTGCGCCCTTTGCGTACATTTCCTCGATAATCCGCCGCTCCTCGAGCTTTAAGCACTCGTATTTCATAGCCTCGCCTCCGTTTCTGCGTAAAAAAATAAGTGCGTCGGAGCTTATTAGCTCTTTCGCACTTAATGATAAACGCCACACATCGCAAATGTCAAGTATTTTGTGCGAAAAAGATAGAATAAATTTTTGAGCGTTCACGCCGCCCGGTCAAACGCTATCTTGAAAGCCTCCGCCGAGGACATAAAGCCGAGGATTTCTCTCGGGTAATCATTGAGCCACGTCTCGACGCGCTTAACCTCCGCCGCCGTCACCTTGTCGAAGTCCGTCCCTTTCGGGAACTGCCGCCGTATCATGCGGTTAATATTCTCGTTCGTGCCGCGCTCACAAGAGCTATACGCATGGCAGTAATAGACCGTCGTCCGCTTTGCATCCTTGCGGCGGGCGCTCCGCTCGATGCCGTCAGCATCCGCGAACTCGGAGCCGTTGTCTACGGTTATCGTTTTGAAAATCTCATAGAACGCCGCGCCGTAAATACGCTCGAGGCGGTCTAAAGCCGCGACGACCGTTTCGGCGCGCCCGTCCTTAATGCGGATAATGATTTCCCGCCGCGTTACCCGCTCGGAGAGGACGAGGAGGCGAGCTTTCGTCCGCTTCTTTCCGACGACGGTATCCATTTCCCAATGTCCCGGCTCTTGCCGCTCGTTGATATAATCCGGCCTCTGCTCGATGCTCGTCCCGCTCGATGCGCGAGACTGTTTTTTCCGTATGGTCTTGTGTTTCTTCTTGCGGTCGCCCTTTTCCGGGAGGTCTTGATTTGTGAGCGTGAGAAAAACGCCGTCCTCGACGTACTTGTAAATCGTCGCACGGCAAAAGGTTATTCCGAAGTGCTTATATTTTTCCTGCTTGAGTAGAGCACACACCGCCGCCGGGGAGTAATCCTCGTTCCCGATTTTATCCTCGATAAACTGCGCGGCGGCGTGGTTTTTCCCAATCTTGAGCGGAGCTCCTTTCGCGGAGAGCCCCTCTTGATACCGCGCCTCGGCGATTTCCGGGCTATACCGCTCCTCGGTCGTGTAATCGGAGTTTAGATGCTCATACGTCCCGCGCTTGAGCTCGCGGTAAACGGTGCTGATATGTACGCCCAATTCCTCGGCGATTTCTTTTTTCGAGTGTCCGTGTTTGAGCATCGTCTCGAGCTTGATACGGCTCGTCCAATTAAGTTGTTTATATGTCCGCTCTCCCATCGTAAAGCCCTCCGTATATGGATAAAGAGGGACGGTTTCCCGCCCCTCTTGGTTACTGCGACAAGAACTCCTCTATCGCTTTTTTGATAATCTGCGCTTGAGGTATGCCCTCCGCCGCGCACTTTGCTTTGAACGCCGCCGCCGTCTCTTTCGGCACGGACGCTACAATCTGCGTATATGTCTTTTCGTTATAGCGGCGCTTTACCGCCGAGGAGGTCGTCGTTTTCCGTTTACCGTCCGCCACGTTAAAATACCTCCTTGCACATGATATACAGTTTGACCGCCTCCGCGTCCGGCACGGCCTCTTTCTTTATTCTGTACTGAACGGATACCCCGCCGACGTTTCTCTCGACTTTCCACTCATGCGCGAGTTCCGTTACGGTGTACTCCCGCTCGCCCTTTTTGACAATCATATATAGCCCTCCTCACGCCTCTGCCGGTTTGAAAAAAACTTTATTTCCTCGCCGATAGATTTTCCCCTCGCAAACGTAGTCGGTAAATACCGGCTTTCCGTTCGAGCGTTTTTCTTCCTTGATATTGTGCTTGTAAAAGTGGTATTTCCATTCCTTTTCTCCGCAAGATGCGTCCGCCGCTTTTGCCTCTTTCCATAGTTTATAGAGTTCTCCGAGGGTATCGACATCCACCTCGTCTATATCGTCGTCTCCCGGCATATAAGCGCCCATCGAATAATAGGACGTTGACGAGCTCTCGCGCTTTACGAAGTTTTTCCCGTTCCACTTCTGTACCTCGTGCGTGTATTCCATAATAGTCCTCCATATTTGGCACTTGTTTTTTCCGTTCGTGCTGTTATAATAGGACTTACGGGAGGGACGGTTTCCCGTCCGCTCCCCGCCTCGACTTACTTGTCGGGTTTAGCCTTGCTCGGTTTTGGTTTTACAAGTGTGATTGTAACTTTGACTCGTTCCACCGTGTCGTTACGTTCAACCGCTTTCGCCAATTCCTGCAAGGCTTTTTCTATGTTATCCATAGCGTTTCCCTCCTTTCTTTAGGTTGTCTTTATTTTACCATACTCTTATTAGTATGTCAAGCGTTATTCAGAAAAAAGTGCAAATAAAAATATCCCCGGCACGGAGCCGGGGATTTACTCTATTCCGAGGAGCCAAAGGGCGGACACGCCGAGGACGCGGGCAAAGACGGGTATCTCATAATCGGGAATAAACCGCGTCCCGATTTCGATACGGCTTATCGAGTCCCGCTCCATTGTTACGCCCTCGACCTGCACCCGCGCCGCGAGGTCGCTTTGTGAGAGCCGGAGCTTTAGCCGTGCCTCGCGGATGCGCTCGCCGCTTATATTCTTCTTTCCCTCAAAATCATATATCCGCAAGCTCTCGCCTCCCATGTGTTAATGTTCTGCATTTTTCTTGACTTTAGCACATACGCAACGCATAATTGTGTTAAAGGTCAGCAGACCGAAAAAATAGGAGGGCGTTACTCATACCATGAAAAAGCATATTGTTACTTGCGTGAAGTGCGGGAGGCAGTTCGACGCGAACGAGGGCGGCGCTTATTATCCCGAGTCCCGGCGCTACGTCTGCAAGCATTGTGTCGATAAGCAAAAGGACATTCAAAAAGAGCAAGCGAAAGCTCGCAAGGCCGCAGAGCGCGAGGCCGAGGCCGACGAGCGCGAGCGCGTTACGGGTATGCGGCAATCTAAAACCGCTATGCTCGTAAAAATCGTCGTCGGTGTTCTGTTCCTGTTCGCCGCCGTCTCGCTCGCCGTACAAGGGAATATCTCCTCTTTCGTGTGCGGGCTCGTTATCGGCGGCGCGCTGGTCGCGTGGGGGCTCGCGCCGTATCTGAAAACGAAAAGCGGGAGGCGGTGAGCTATGTTTGTCAGCTTCTCGAAACGCCTAAAGTCAATGAGCGGTTTCCGGCTCGGAGTCGGCCTCCGGCTTACTCGGCGTAATTGTTGGTACTTCCTTTTCGTTTTGGTGCTCGTCGGCTGTTTCTATTTCTGTTGGTATTCCGTGTTGGCTTGCGGATGGATGCTTTACGGCCTGTTCTACGGCCTTTATCTCATGTTCAAGTATGCGGCAATCGGAACAAAAAAGCTATATACGTGCATTAAAGGAGAAATAACGCACATAAAGCACTAAAAGCGTAACAAAAAAGCGGGCGAGGCCATAGAGCCCCGCCCGCTTTTTCTGCACGATTATACGTCGGAAAGATTGCCGAGAGCGCCCGCCGCCTCGAGTGCGCGGTAGATGATGCAAGCGACGGCCTCGCGGGTAATCGGCTGTTGCCAGCCGAAATTACCGGCTCCGTCGCCGTTGAAAATTCCCTTGCGCTTGCAGTATTCCGCCGCCTCTCTCGCCCATGCGGAGGGCGTGTCTCCGGTATCGGCGCAAGAGGTCAGTTGCTTTCTTGCCTCGTTAATATCCATGTCGAAAACCTCCTCGTTTTCAGAGAGGCGAGCCTTAAATCTCGCCCATTGTTCATTTCCGCTCGTGCCGTAATAGGCGTTCATGTCGTCGCCCATCCACGGGCGCGGACACCATTTCCCCGTAACGTCGTAATGCCGGACAACGTTCTCGGCGGGGATATTGTATTTCTCCATGAGAGCCCGCGTAAACTCTACGAGATTATCGACGGTCTTTTCTGTGAAATACCAATCCCGAGCCGCCGCGCTCCCGGCGGTCGTCTTGTCGAGCTTATACGGGCGTACTTCAATCCCGATGCTGTTCGCGTTCCTGCATCTCGGATGAACGTATCCGCCGGACGTGCCACAATGCCACGCGATATTATTGTCCTCGACGCACTGATAAACGATATTCCCCTCGTCTAAACAGTAATGCGCCGAGGCTTGCCTATCGGCTCCGGCGAAGTAGTTCGCCACCGCCGCCGCCGTGCCGAGTGAGCCGAAATAGTGGATAACGATATACTCGATTTTCCGTCCCGCTCCGGCGCGCGTGAAGTTCCGGGAAATAATCCGCTTCTCCACCGTCAGCATAAATTATTCCCCCTTGAGAGTCTTGTCTACCGCGTCGCTGATTTTCTGCGTCTGCGTCCCGAAGTAGAACGCGATAACGACCGTGTAGACCGTCATAAACTCTTGGCTCGTCTGCCCGGTAATGGCGAGGTACGCGAATACCCCGGAGAGCAAGAGCGTGACGAGGCTCTTTACGCTCAAGAGAGCGCCGAGCCGCTTTACGATGATTTCTTTCATTTTGCTACCTCCTTTAGCAATCTCGTTTTGTTGCCGTGTCGTATGTAATTCCGCCGGTCGTGTTCTCGGCCTTGCTCTTATTGAGCGAGAACGAGAGCACGGTAGCGGTCGCGGCCTGTAAAAAGGCGATAAGGGCGGTCAAATATGGGAGCGAGCCGGTGTAGTTGTTGGCTACGGAAATCCGGCAGAGGTCGAGCGTCGTCATGGTCGATTTGTAGTCGATATAGAGGACGGCATAAACGAGGAGCTTTGAAAAGGAGAGATACCCCTTTGCAAAGCTCCATACCTCGAGCGCCCATTTTTTGAACTTCCGCCGCCGCGCCGCGCCTTTGCGGGCGGACATTATCCGTCCTCCCGCACCTCGCGCCCCTCGAGCCTGTCGATACGATGATGCGCCGACTTTGCCGAGCTCTCCACCGCCGACATACGCTCCGCCATGCTGATATAGCGCGCGTCCTGTGCGTCCTGCTTGCGCTCGATACGGTCGATGCCGCCTTTAATGTACCCGATTTCGGTCAACATTGTTCCGGCCTCTTTGCCCTCGCTCTCGCTGTCCTTTTTCGAGTTCCTATGAAAAGCGGCATAGCTTAACACGCCGCCGAGGATAGTCCCGAGGACTCCTATAATCGCTCCTACATAGTCCATTCTTAACCTCCGTTATAATTCGTAATAATCGAGTTTAACGGTCTGCTTTCCCGGCAATATGGGACACCCCCGAACGTGGTAAATCTCCCCGTCAACGATAACGCCCTCGCCCTCTGCCTCCGTGCATACGACATAGAGGCCGGGAGCGTCAAGCCTCACCCACAAGAGAGACTCCCGCCGCGCTATGATTTTGCCGTCGAGCTCGACCGTGTAGACCGCCGCGCTCATTCGATGAGCTTCCACCCCGCCGGGTACGCCGTCGGGGAGTATGCGTTTCCGTCGATAAGGCTCTCATACACGGAGCCGTTAAAGAGAACGCGGTCGCCCTTTTTGTATGCGTCGTGAGCGCCGGTCGGCTGTTTCCATTCGTCATAGCCGGTTGCCGGGTCTACCGTTACGCCGCTCCAAAGAGAGGCGGCGACCGGCGGAGTCCAATCGTTTTGCGACGTGTGCGCTTGTACGCAACGATAGAGCTTTCCGCCGTATTGTACTCTTGTCTCGACGGTGTACGCCTTGCCGTTCTCCCATGCCGGGAAAAGCTCGACGCACTCAAGCGCGGCCTCGTTGTCGAGCTCGAGCGCGGCGACTGCCCGCTCGATGATTGCCCGGAGCTTTTTCGCCTTTTCAACGGTAATCATTCCGCCGCACCCCCTAACAGAATATCGAGAACTTTATCGTTCTCGGCGAGCATGAGCGTACCGCTCACATTTTCCACGGAGCCGACCGGCTCGATACCGAGGAGCCCGCCGTCGGTGAAAGCGTAAACGAAGTCCTCGAGATATGTCGTCGTCTCGCCCGTCTCCTCGTCCTTGCGGTCGATTGCCGTCTTGATGCAAAAGCCCCCGGCCTCCGCCTCGTCGCACGGGACATAGCACCCGTTTTCGTGTAGGCGGACATAGACAACGGTATCGGAGTAGCCGACGACCTTTCCGCCGCTTTTGATAGCATACATACGTTATCCCTCCATTTTCGACAGCTCTCCGAGCCGCTTTTTATAAAACTCCTCGAGTTCCTGCGTGTTCATCGTGCGGAGGAGGTTTTTCCAATACAGATTTTCCGCCCCCGCCCATTTCTCCGGGTCGAAGTCCGACGCGCCCTCGTGCTTGCCGTAATAGTGATAGAGGCCGTCGAGCATCTTTTGACGATACGCGCCCTCCGGCGTGTTTGGCCTAAAATGCTCCCATCCGTTTTCAGACGTTGCGGCGCAAATCTTCCGCCCGTCGGCGGCAAAGAGAAATCCGTCCCGCTCCGTTACGGTCGTCCCGTATCGGAGGTTAAAGGCTCCGTCGATGCCCTCGGCCTTAAAGCGCCGATAAACGACATATTCCATAGCTTACCCTCCCTTGAATAATTCACGATAGAGCCGCTCGACGCTCTGCTCCATGTGGTACGAGTGAAATCTTTTCATGTGTCCCCGCCATGATACGAGGGACGTTTCCACGTCCGCCGCCGTCATTCTGCCGGAGTCCACCCAACGCCGGAAAATGCGTAGCTTTTTCCTCATGTGCCGGATACCCTTGTACGTTGCCCGGCGGACGACTTTCCCGTTTGCGCCATATCGAAAGCGCACCTTGACGAATGTAAAGCCGCGCGTGAGCTTGATAATCTGCGTCTTTTTCGGATTGAGGCGGATACCGTGCTCGGCGCATAGCCGCCGGAGCTCCCGGAGGCAAATCTCGAGCTTTTCCTTTGACTCGCTGATGATACACCCGTCGTCCATATAGCGAGCGTAATACTTCATGCCGAACACGTCCTTGATATAGTGGTCTATCCTGTTCGGCAGGGCGAGCGCGGCAATCTGCGAGACTTGGCTCCCGAGGCCGAGCCCCACGTCGCCGAAGTTCTGAATAAAATATTTCGAGAGCGCGACGAGGCGGTCGTCGATGCCGCTCCGCTCGAACTCTCGAAAAACGGGCTCATGCTGTGCCGTATCGAAATACTTTGAAAAATCGAATACGAGGACGCATCCCTCCCGCCCGTGTTTTCTGTAATGCTCCGCGAGAAAGTGCGTCACCCGGGATACGGCGAAATCGTACCCTTTGCCGCGCAAGCTCGCTCCGTTGTCGTAAATGAACGACCGGGAGAGCATCGGCACGAGGCAGTAATCGCACAAGCACCGTTGTACGACGCGCTCGGAGATATGGACGCTCCGAATATGCCTCGGCTTTCCCCGCTCCACAATATCGAACTCGTAAAAGCCCTTGGAGCGGTATCTCCCGGCTATCAATTCCTCGTGTGTCTTTGTGACGTTGGCAAGCGAGGCGGCTTTGTATCGCTGTGTGCTCGCTTTCCACCCAACGCCACGGACGGAGGCGCGGTAGCTCTCATAGAGCCGCTCGAATGAGAAAACCGTCTCGAAATCTCCGTACTCCCGGAGCGCGGCGGCTTTCTTTTTCATTCGTGCGGCCTTGCGACGCCGATACCGTGCCTCGCGTCGTTCTGCGCTGTTCATAAAATAAAAATACCTCGTACATTTCTTTCTCGGCGTGTTGTCTAAAATGCGTAACGGCGAGCCATGAAAGCACGGAAAACACGCACTCCGCACCCATGCAAGGAGCGTCCGGCTAACCGTATCGCGGTATATGTTTGTCCGACGGCGCGAGGCCGTCAGAGAGGTTATATTCCCCTTTTATATGGGGACTGCTTTCGCTCCGTGAGGAGTTATTCGGTCTGCCCCGTGTCGATATAAAATCCGGGCGCGAAGCCGAGGGAATAGTTCGCGTTGTTGTTGTTGACTGTCCCGTCGGTGTTCACATTCACGAAATTGTTGGAGTTGCTCGCATTCGGAGAACGGAGCCACCAATTAGCGGCGATACGGAATATAACCTAATCACGCGGAGGATTAAGCTCGCGCCTTATCGCTCCGTTTGATTTTAGAGATTTGCGAGAGCTCGTCCGTAATGAGCTTTACCCACTCTTTGAGGACGTTCGGCGGTATCTTCTCATGGTTGACGGTCATATACGCGAGGTCGAGCACGTCGAGCATCGAGTTATAATAACCCTGTGCCGTCTCGTAATACTCTTTCCGCCGTTGGATATTCCGGCGGCGTATCTCCTCGGGAGATTTCTCGTCAACGTAAATGAGGTTTGCCGTCTTTATCATGCGATAAGCCTCTCGCGCCGCGTTGTAGAGCGGCAAGGAAAAATAAAAGGTGTAGCTTTTCGGCAGGATGCGGACGCGGTTGTATGTGAATACATAAATCTCGCGGGCGAGGTTGATATACTCCGCCGGGCTTTCGCCGCGTCTTGATTTTGGTACGGACATTTTCTTTCCTCCTCGCCGACTATGCGCCCATTGAGGGCGCAAGTCTCGATTTCCGAATTATACGCAAAAGCCGGGCGCGAAGCCGAGGGAATAGAACGCGCGGTCGTAGTTGACTGTCCCGTCGGTGTGCACATACACGAAACGGTTGGAGGTGCTCGCATTCGGAGAACGGAGCCACCAAATAGCGGCGGTACTCGTGCCGTTGTGCTTGTACTTGATTTTGCTATTCCCGGCAGAATAATAAGCGTACTGCGCTTGTTTGTTCTTCTCGTTCGTGTTTCCGTAGGAAATGCTACCGAAAACCTCGAACTCCGAGAGGAGGAAAAAGTAATCCGTTGTCGCCGTGACGTTGCTCGCCGCCGTACTTCCGCCGCCGGTGTTGTCCGTGTACTTGGTAACGGACTTGAGGACGGCACGGAGCGCCGCCGGAATGACTGCAATAATCGTCCCGGAATAGCTCGAGAGGCTCGTCCCGCAAATGTTTGTACGCATTTGCGAGCTTTTCCATCCGCCGGAGTTGGTGTTGCTCGCGTTCATAACGAAATAGCCCGCACCCGGGGACGACCATCCGCTATCCGGGGCATATTGATTATCGC